AGAAGCAGCAACCAAAACTAGTTACACCTTTTGTACCACAAAGAGGTTCGTATTTTTCGGCAAATGTATTATAATCTTTTTCTAACTCTAGTTTAGGAATAGGTATTTCATTAGGACCAATAAATTCCCATTCAGTAAAATCTACTTTAAATAACGGAAGCCAAGTGTATCCGTCCGAATAAGTTTGACTGCCCGATGAGTGTGATGGTATTTCTGTGGACAAACCAGGTTCTACATCATTTCTAAAATCTGCATTATTATGTAAACACAGATATACAGTTTGATTGTCTTCATTATAAACTACAGTATAATCACTTGATGTATAATAATTATATTTTATATTTGTTTGCCAAGACGAAACAGCACCGATATAATGCTTTTGGGTTTCGGGTATTCTTTTTGTAAAAAAGGAATCTCCCAGAGGATTCCACTCGTTTTGAGGATTACCAGAAATACCTCCGGTGACTAAGAATAACTCTTTCGGAACATTTAAAGCTGTTGTTGATAGTTGATTAAACATTTATTTTAGCAACCTACGCAAGTTTTATTTTCATTCAAATACGTGAATCCTTCAGCCGGACTTAGACGAATAAAATCTTTTATTTCTATTTGGCCAAAACTTATTCCCTCTGGATATTTAGTATTTATATCTACGTCCCAATACGGAAAAACGTGCTGACGGCCTGGGTTTTCGGTAGAACCACTGCAACCACAACATCCAGCAATATTACTCTGAGTGGAAAAAAGATTATAAAAAGCATAATTTTTAATCATTGGCAATTCTATGTAAAGATTAGAACTTTGATCGCCTGTATTACTAAAAACATCGTGAAGAACATCATAAAAATCTTTAGTTCCAGCTGGATGTACTAGTGGTTTAACTGCATTTTCATAATATCCTGCTGTTAGACCGGTTATATTTATTACGTAAGAAAATTCTTGCCATAAATCATTATCTTGTAGTACAGAATAATTTAAAAAACTTCCGGTTAATTGTGGATTATATGAATTTGGATTAGTGGAGTATTGTCCTTGTAATTTGGTATCGTCTCGCATCCAATCGTATCTTCCACCATTCAATCTCATTATAAATCTTTTTGGATAAGAAATGGATACTTTATTTGCTTTTATATTAAATAAAGATTCTAAAACATAACGAACACTGTCTTCTGTTCCCTTTTTTGTGTATAAATTTATTTTTACATTATCAAAAAGTTTTTTCACCATTCCGGGGTCTATATTTCCTGTTGGGGCATCGTTGGTTACGATATCATTTACAGGAAATGAATTTATATAAGAGAATAATTTATATTTTAGTAATTCGTCTGGAGTACTTTCAATGTCAATCAGATCTTCCAGATTAAAAAAACTAACACTGTTTTCATTCATACCACAACTCAACCAGTCGTAGTATTTTTTAGTCATTAAAATTAATTTTGATTCGCCTTGAGAATTTTCTCTCAACCAAAAAGGAAATAAACTTTCTATGTCCATTGGATAAGAACAAGTTCCTTGTGTTTGTTCTGTTGGCGCAAAAGAAACTAATGCAGTTTGTTGTAATGGTGGAGCTAGTTCCGCTATTGGCGGAACATATTTATCAATAAGTTCTTCCTCTAATTGAAGTTCTATATTTTTAACTTTATTTGAAAAAATTAAAATCATATCATGTTCCGTTTACTGTGGTATTCACTTTCAATAAAAATTCATTATTGAATACCAATCCGTCTTGATATTTTGGAACGCCGCTTATAGTGGTGTATTCTGATTCTGATAAAATGTTTCCTTTTATAGTGACAATTCCGCGTTTATAATCAACTTCACCCAAAGATGTTGTGCCAATCTGTTGTGAATTTGATGTTTTAAACCCGTAAATTTTACCAATTACAGAATTACCATCATTATCAAATTTTGTTGGAACATCACCCAAAAATGCCGATTCTGAATTGTATGTTATAAAGGAACTTTGTATTACTGTAAATTTAGAACCAGAGTTTGCGTTTGCTAATTCATTTTTAAAACTGATAATTCGATCAGTAACAGAGCCGTAAACGTCTAGATTTAAAACTACTGAATTTAAATTTATACCAGTTACTGTGTATGTTTGGGATATAAGGCTTCTTATATCTCCTAAAAATAATGTATTATTAAATTTATAATTAGTATTATAGTAGTCGTTTATTAAGTTTTTAACAGACGTATTATTTATTCCAGAACCTAAAACTGTAAGATTTATATTTGCTGTTATTATTTGTGGTTGTGTGTATTCTGGTAAAACTGTTATGGTTGTTTTTTTCTTTAAAAATGCCATGCAGTTTTTTACAGAAAACGATCCTGCAGTTAATCCTTCGTTTGCAAACGATACAAACACTCTACCGAATGCTGGAGGACTTGCTTCCTCTCCTCCCCAAATGTTTATCTCTTCCTTTGAAGTTATATCTGATGGCAATAAATTAGAATTAATTAAAAGACCATAATAATCGTCTTTTGTTACTGCTCGATCATTTGCGGCAAATAATTTTGGTGCTGAGAATCGATATAAGTCTAAATTAGGAGAGGTTCTTCCACCAGCAGAAGGAGTTATGGATTTGATGGTTATTGCTGAAGTAGAACTAAAAGTACTGACATTATCAGCGGATTCTCCGTTTGGTACAAGATAAGAAACAGTAACTATATCATTTGCTTGTATATTTTTGCCGTAATTGTTACCAAAATCGTTTATAGTTCTTTTACCAAAAACAATATAAAATCCTGTATTTGTTCTGTCTATAAAATAAACTTCAGCATCTGATCCTATTGTTTCTGTATTATTGGCGTAAGACCATGTTCTTTCTACTCCATCCGTTGTAACTTTAACCTTTATTGTATTAATATCTAAATTTTTTGTTGCTATAAAGGTTTTTTGTTCTGTCAAATCAACGGAAACAGTCAAATCTTTTATTACAGTACTAGCTTCGTATACTTTAAATGTTGTATTTCCAGCATCTAAATCGATATCTTCTATTGTGTAGAACAAATAAACTAGACCATTATCACTGGTTCCAATAAATCTATCAGTATAAGATTGTATACTTGAACTTGTAGTAGATGATGAACCTGTTATTTCTGCAACCGAACAAGTTCTGCTTGGTAGTAATACACCTAAAGGTTTTAGTAAAGAAACAAAATTATTTTCTATTTGAGCTGTTTCTAAGAACATCTCATTAGCAATCATATTAGCGTAGTACGCATAATATAAAGTATTATACGCAAAAACGTCTAAAAGAAGATTAATTGCAGAACCATCGTAATTATAACTGTTTAAATCTGAATTTGGAAGGGTTTTTAGATATTGTTTAAAAGAATCCTTTAATCCTTCAAAGTCCAGAGAAGATATGTTTATTTGTGGTGGTTGATTAGCCATTTAATTGCCTTTATACCGTTACAGTTAAAGTAGAAACCACAGTTGTGTCGTCTTTCATATGAAAGGAAATGTCTACTTTAAACCCGTCTGTAATTTTAGTAAATTCTATATTATCTATTATAGCTCTGGGTTCTTGTGTTTCTAATTGAGTTTTTACTATTTCTCGGAGTACATTTAGCTCAATTTCGGATATATTTGTTTGTAATCCTTGTATTAAATCTGAACCAAATTCAGGATAAAAAACACGTTCGCCCTTTCTGGTCAAAGCTATATTTCCTATACTTTGACTTACAGCATACACGTCCTTTTTAAAAGAAATATCTTGTGTTAATTCATTTTTTGTTAAAAAGAAGTCTATGTCTGAATACTTTGCCATTTACTGTATTTATAGTAAAATTTATTTTTCTACTACTACCTTTCGGTAAAGCTTTGGATCTACTTCTGAACCGTCTCGCATAAGATGTAAAAACATAGAATGCTTTAACGGAGTAAGTACTCGTTGAATTTTATAAACCATCCAGCGACCATCGTGCCTGGTTTTTTTAATTTGTGTATTATTTTCCATATTTACAGAATAATCTATACTAACAAGATCTCCTGGCTTAATATTAAAATCACCATGAACTAAAATTCGTATCCTATTATACATCAATAACGAGGTTTGTGCTCGTCTGTATAATGGTGTTTTGGGAGGAGTATTCCAAAAAGTAGCATTTGTTTTAGAATACTCTACATATTTGTCAAATTTAGTACCACAATTTTCTGTATTATAAGTTGGTGGTGTATAGTCATCTACTTCTATTTGTGATGGTAATTTTGCTAATCTGCCGTAATCATAGATGCCAGAATTTAAACCATAATTCTGATCTGTTACTTGGCTTAGTGTTGACCACCAACTAGTATTTGGTCTATCAGTTCCTTCTGCACAAAAACAGTTATATGCAGAATTTGGGTCACCATAATCTATTCCTAACCATTCTTTTCCTAATTCTTTAGTTATACTGGGGCATTCTGCAGCATCTACTTTTGCACATAAAAGAGCATCCTCTGATGGTTCAATTTCTGTTGGCTTGAATTTTTTTAAATGACCGGGTGTTTTATCCTCGTATGGTGGAAGATTTGGATTGGGAATAAAAATGTCGGGATTTAATGATGGTCCAAATCTACCGTGCTCTCTAGAAGTTGTACTGAATTTATGGGTATAAAATCCACTGTAATCGTCTGATGAAAAATTTGATGTATTGATTTGATCTTGACTCATGATTTACCCTTATTCAGTAGTAGAGCAAACTCCTGCATTTTCTACGTCAAATATAAACATAGGTCCGGATTCTGATTTTGGTGGGAATCCACACGGGAAACTAGTTGCTGGTATTAATAGATCTACCATTTTTGAACTTACTGTTTCAATTTTTACTACTCTGCCAACGTACGCGTTTAAATCTGTACCTGTTATTTTAAT